TCATCAGTATATTTCATGCTCAGTTCTTTATATGCTTCTGTTATTGACACTTGATTAAACCAGTCAATAATTTCATCAGCAATACACCATAGATCATCGTCACCGTAGTTAAAATGTCTAACATATTTTCTGAAAGCCGGAAAATTTGCATAATTTGGTGCCAATCTTCTAGCAAGAGACATGAACACATATCGTGCTGAAATCGAATGATATGAACAATTAAGAATCGTTGTCATTGGACAACCAGATGGTTGGGAATGTCCCCACATATACACCTGATCATCAAAGATGTGAATAGAATTTACTACTTCACACCAAATGGCAATTCTGATCTTATTTGATTCTTCATCTTCAGTTCCGTAGAACTCATTGATCATATCAAGAACCTTCCATAGGATATTTGAATGCAGTGTTCCATCATAATTTTCGAAATCACCTGCACATACCTTATCTCCTACTTCAGATAATCCAGCAACAATTCTAGTCCAATCCATTCCATAGCAATTCACACCGACACACGATTCGACATCGATTTTGTTTCTCATCATGTGTGCAATGAATCCACCGAAATATTGTCTGAAAAGAATAGTAAAAACCATCTCACCACAAGAAAACAATCGAGTTTTTCCTGCTTTCACTTTAGCGAGTGTTCTTCGTTCATCTTTCAATGTATCGATCCAAATAATGCTAGGTCTATTGCCTGCCTTACATGTTTCTAACATTGTGTTATATCGTTCGAGTACTAGTTTATGATTAAACACATACTCTCCATCGCCTAAGTAATCGGTTTTTCCTTTTCCCTTCTTCTCCCATCCATATCCTGGAGACGTGCTCCGCTTCATTGGCGGATAGCACATGTCTCCTTCTACTCCTGCGATCGCTTCTTCAAAAGACATTACCTGTCTATCTCTTTCCTCAACGTGTTGAGAAATTTTCTGATAGAAATCTTTGGTACATCTTTCCAAGAGTTGATCGTTTATTGGTTTAGATATTGGGCTTGCCTTAATACGGGCTCGCGCCATTGGGTCAACATTTATTTCGACTCCATCCACATTGGTCTTAAAAGGCCGCAAAATGGCAGGTGCCATCGTCGGTTCCTGAATTACACCATGGACTGGTGAAGGATTAATCTTTGATTTTGAGAATGCGTGCACTCTCTCTGGGGCTTTTCCAAGTTCATAGAAATTACCATCAATTTCTCGGGACAAATGCCACAATGTTTCTGTGGTTGACAGTTCCTGCATATTTAGCTGGACACTATCATTACACTCAAATTGCGGGTGCATTTTGCCTTCGGGATATTGAAGGGGGAGATTTTTCTCAAGTTGTTGTAAAACTCCTTGAGTCACCGGTGTTCCCATACCGGTGTATCGTGGTGCTTCAGTACCTGCTGAATGTATGCCAAAAATTTTATTATTAAAGGCAGAGTCGAATGCAACAAGTACCGCGCCGCAGTCTCCTGGCGTGGTTTGAATGTTATACTTGAAATATTTTCGGACAACCATTTCCATGGTTCTTTCTGGTCCGTTATCAAGTACACACTCGGAATCGACTGACGTCACATCACTGCCGAAATACTGACGCATTCCGACAAGTTCATCTGATGGTACATATCCAATTGCTGAAATTTGTTTTAGCG